CTATTACTGGATCATCAGTAGCACGCGGTGGCGGTGGCTCAGGTGGGCGCTCATCTACTGCGTTAGCTGGAGGAACTGGCGGTGGTGGTAACGGCGGTCAGAACGGCGGCACGGCTCCAACGGCAGGCTCGACTAATTTAGGTGGCGGAGGCGGTGGCGGTGCAGGTCATAATGGCGCAGCTGGCGGTTCAGGTTTAGTAATTTTAAGATATCCAGCAGCAAGTGGAACAATCACAATTGGCGGTGGCTTGACTGGATCAACTGCAACAGATGGTGCCTACAAAGTAACAACTATTACCGCTGGCACAGGTAATGTGAGTTGGGCATAATGGCACATTACGCGTTCTTAGATATAAACAACATTGTTACAGAGGTGATTGTTGGAATTGATGAAACAGAAACTATTGAAGGGTTAGCGCCTGAAGTTTGGTATGCCAACTTTAAAGGGCAGACCTGCAAACGCACGAGTTATCATGGCAACATAAGATTTAATTATGCGGGCATAGGTTATTCCTATGATGCAACGCGTGATGCTTTCATTGCACCTGAGCCTGAAAACAATTTAGGGTTTGACGAAACAACTTGTCAGTGGATAGTGCCAAAGGTAGAAATGCATGGAGACTAGTGCGAACGGCTGGCCAGCCTCTAAGGATCAAGACACAATCGGGATAAAGTCTTACCCAGTACCTGGCACGGCAATTAAACTGCGTTGTGCGGCCGCTGTCGCGCCCTTGCTCATTGGCTTAGCTGCTGAATTCCATGAGCTGATTGAACCCCTGGATGTCGGATCACTGGATGACTGGGGATATTGTTACAGGCCAATCAGGGGTCAAACCACTAAGCTAAGCAATCACTCATCAGGAACGGCTCTGGATCTAAACGCGTCTAAGCACCCGTTGGGGCAGACAAATACCTTTGATCCACTCAAGGTTCCAATGATCAGGGCCCTGGCTCATAAATACGGTTGCCTGTGGGGAGGCGATTACAAGCACCGCAAGGATGAAATGCATTTTGAGATCAGCATTAGTGCAGCCAAGGCGGAGGCATTAATTAAGAAAATACAAGGAGACAAGAAATGAACTCACAACTCAAAACGGCGGCCTTGTCGTATCTCAGAGCATCACTGGCCTCAGTAGCAGCTCTTTATTTAGCGGGCATCACGGATCCTAAAGTGCTGCTTAACGCCCTCCTAGCAGGCTTCATTGGCCCGGTACTACGCGCCGTGGATCCAAAGGATGCAGCCATAACCGTAGGCAAGAAGTAAGATGGAACTCCAGGCATGGGTGGCCGTCATCGTAGGCGTGATGGCCATCTTGTCTGGACTATACGCAGCAGTCAGGTTCATAGTGCGCTCAATAATGGCCGAAATAGGGCCCAAGGCGAACGGGCATAGTCTCAAGGAGCAGGTCAACAGGCTGGAAGCCCGCCTAGACCACATCTACACCATCCTCCTGGAGCGTTAGACACGCCGAACGCCGTTGATGTCGTAAATGTCGTACATATCGTGTATGTTTGGTTCATCGCAACACGGCGATAAAGACGAAGGGCCTCACATGTCTCAAGCTACACAAACTCTCAAGTGCGAATACTGCAACCGATTAGAGCCTTATTCAAAGGTTTTTACCTTTACTAGCCCGATCACTCTCAGCCAACTTACCTGGGCGGTTTGTGACGATTGCTCAGTCAAGAGTATCCAACGATGAAAATCACCCTGGAATTGACTCAGAACGACTTTGAGCATTTGACTACAACTTCGATGCGGTGGGGCAAAGATTGGGAAAGCAAGGCAGGTCGCTTTGAGCCAATCCTGGACAACACCAAAATCTCTTACGCCTGGGCGTTTGCCCACTGGGTTGATACCTACGCGGATTACATTCTGGCTGCGGCATTCCTGAAATCAATTGCTGAAGCTCATGAAGCAGCCTTTGATATTGGCACGGGCGAAGTCGTAATCCTGACCGACTATCCCGGATCATGGAATGCGTTGTGAGCGTGATGGAACCTGAATACCTAAGCACCACGGAAATGGCTGCAATCTTAGAAGTGACACCAGCTACTTTGCGCCGTTTGGTACGCGATAAGAAGATCACCGCATATAAGCCCCTTGGCGGACACTACCGATTTGATATGGACAAGACGATTCAAACCTTTTGGAGAATGGAAAGCGAGGATTTAAAGTGATTGATTTTCTTTCGAATTTATCTGATGCGGGTGTATTTCTTGGATCAGTCATAGTTTTAGGCTTGCCAATGATCGCAGGTTACTTACTAGGCCATGAGATAGGGCTTGATCAAGGCCATAGAGCCGGGTTTGACTTAGGAAAGGCAGTGGGCAAGCGTGAAGCCGCCAACAGTCAGCGATAACTCAGTCATAATCGCACGCAAAGCCAAGCGCACATCGATTGATGCCGCCATCCGCAAGTATCCAGAGACTGGGTCACTACGCCTAAAGATTTACGAGCTGCTGATTCGAGCTGGATTACGCGGGGCCACGGATCAAGAAATCGAAGCAATCCTGTCTATACCCGGCAACTCAGTTAGGCCCTTGCGTAAGTCTTTAGAATGCCAGGGTTTCATTATTGACTCAGGCCTGACACGGAAAAATAACAATGGCAACCAGTGCATTATCTGGCGTGCCGTGGACGAAGGGATGATGCTGTGAGTTTTAACATGGACGATTATGTGGATGTAGCTGAGCGCATGCGCAAGACCAAAGAGATCTACCCGGAAGGTGTATTTAGACCAGCCAACCCATCTGAGCCGTTTAAGATTGTAGAAATTGGCGGCATTACCTATATTGCTTACACGGCAGCGTTCTATCGTGACCCGTTTGATCCTTGCCCAGCCATCGCTTGCGCGTGGGAGGAAGTACCGGGCCGCACGCCTTACACAAAGGGCAGCGAACTGATGAACGCTGAAACCAGTGCCTGGGGTAGGTGCGCAATAGCAGTAGGCCTAGCTTCGAAGAAAATCGCCAGTGCGGATGAAATACGCAATCGCCAAGAAGCTCCAAAGGCTTCTGTCACGACAATTAAGAAGACTGAGCAGGAACAGTACGATCCATGGGCAACGCCAGCGATTACGCCGGACGCTCTCGATGCCTGGCACTGCAAGCACGGTGATCGTGTCGTGCGAGAAGGCGAGAAGAACGGGCGTTCTTACTACGGCATGAGCTGCATGAAGACTCTCAATTCAGGTGAGCAATGCGAGACAAACTGGTTCGTACTCTCAGCTGAAGGCAAGTGGGTTCCAAAGATAGCGGCTGTAAAGTGATGGGAGAAATTACTTATATTGCCAACGGAACGGCCACAACAATCCACGATGATGGATCAACTACCTCCAAGGCAACGGGCCAGGTTATGTGCGATGGGTGCAGCCAGTACCAGTACCTCGAAGGTGGGATTGCATACCGGGAACACGGGGAAACCGTCCTGTGGCTTTGCGTGTACTGCAAGTGAGCGTGCAATTTGAATGCAGGCGATGCAAGAAGATTACCGAGCAAATCGAGCGCATCATCACGGACAACCTGCCCGATCATGTAAAGGTTCTGCAATGTACGAGCTGCGGCAATATGGGCGTGTGCTTGTTGGAGGGCCAGGCATGACGAAGAAGCTACTGATCAGAATCTTGGTGGTCACAGAATGCGTCTTAGGTATCCTCATGATTGTGATATTCACTCGATGAGTGAGCGTCTAGACCTGGACTTTGGCCACAGTGAGATAGATCATGGAACCTCCGATGACTATTACACGCCGCCCTTTATCTTTGAGGGCTTAGGCCTGAAATACGCCATGGATGTGTGTTCACCGCCTGGTGGGTCGCCTTGGATACCAGCTGATCGATTCCTCAGTATTGTCGAGGATGGTCTTGCTACGCCTTGGGAGGGCCGGGTCTGGATGAATCCGCCTTACTCTAAGCCAACGCCCTGGATACATAAGTGGATCCAACACGGGCACGGCATAGGGCTCGTGCCTATGAGCAAAGCCGCCTGGTTTAATGTTTTATGGGAACGCCCGGATGTAGCCTTCATTAGCTTGATTAATACTCTCAAGTTTATGACCCCTAATGGCGAAGCCAAAGGGATTTTCATGCCTACCGTCCTGATTGGTATCGGTGAGGAAAATATTGAGGCAATGCGTCAAAGCGGATTGGGGCGTGTGCGTTGAAGTTATCCACAGGAGTTATCCACATGTGCGTAACTCTGTGGGAATCGCCCAAGAATCACGCTGATGCTTGACCTTATCGGTATGATGCAGACTGCACGGCAGGGCCCTTTAGGGATAGCCCGGCTGGGTTGGCTTCATCTATTGGCCGCGCTTTGCTTACTGCTAGGGAGCCCTGAAGCTAGTGCAACAAATGTTAAAACAATACAAGCCTATGCAGGATCATTACTGACGCCTTTAGAATTCTCTTCAGCCCTGATCTTATGGGATAAAGAAAGTCGATGGGATATTAAGGCGGTAAACGGCTCACATCACGGCCTATGCCAAGGGCGCAGTATCTACATGGCTAGGGCTAACTACAAGCAGCAGGTGCGTTGGTGTATAGCGTATGCGTACAATCGATATGGATCTATTACTAAAGCGTTAGACCATTGGAGGGCACACGGATGGCACTAAGACACAACAACAACACGGCAGAGTTTAAGCGACAACGCTTGCGTGTACTGGCCAGAGATCAAAGGGTGTGCCAGTATTGTGGGGCAGAAGGTGCAAC